AAACCTTTTTGTTGCCAGGTATTACAGGGGCGAGATTGTACTCTTCGCTCGTTCTATTTCCCTTTTTAGTAGCCATCTACCTTCCTCCGAATCAGACGGCGGATGAAAAAACTTTCTTGATCCACAGTAAAAGCAATAAGTCTCTAAATGAGACATTGAGGTAAACACTCTGTCCACAAACATTCTTCTTGAGCATTTTTTACAACTTATCATTAATTAGGTATGCCGATGATAATAAGATTAACACCGATTGATACATCTCCACCAGAATTAAAATTAACTACACCGTCTACCTTGGAAGTTGTTATTGACTTTAAAACAACAGACACATTTTTACCTGCTTCTGTTCCACCAATGTTCACTGGGCTTGCAGTAACAATTGGAACAAACTTAAAGTCTGCAGGAAAGTTATAGGTAAATGGTTGCTGACTACCAACGCTCTGGTTGGAACTCTTTACTACGTCTACATATCCACCAATAAATCGTGTTTCTGACGCCTTAGCATTTTGCTGAACACCGTTCTGTACGTCTACTGTAACGTACCTATAAATTGCTGGAGAGACCTGTACTGCGACTTCATTGACAGCATTTGCTATCTGATAAATATAAGATACATCAAGCGGTTGCCCTAGTTCTGGTAGTGGTATTTTTGCCATTATTCCTCCTGTCTAATTATATCAGACTGCCCTCATTTTCAAAAAGTATTGCGTCTGCAAACCTTTCTAGCGGGATAGTCTTTACTTGAACTGCAATATGTGCATACTCTTTATCTGCTGAATATACGATGGAATAGTTTGTTTGATTTGTTTTACTATAATACTGCCACCCAGCATTATTCCACTTAATATATATGTAATACTCTTCTATGTTTGTTTGTGGTTGCCACGCCAAATTAATAACTCTATTTGAAGTATCAATAATCATGCTATTTAAAATTTCACTTGGCGTATCTTCTGCTATAATTTTATAAGTTGGGGACCAGTGTGATGTTCTATTTTTGTCTTCAGAAATAAATCTATACTTTAAAACATACTGTCTATTGTCTCCAAAAAATCCAGGCAGTTTAGATTTTGGAATAATAATTTTTTTAATACCACGATCTGGGGTAGGCATTATTGCACATCCATAGCAAATCTAAACTCAATATAGTTGGTTGTATTTGCTGCCTTAACAATAGTTTCAGCATTAGTATTTTTTAGTACTGTATATCCAGTCAAACCGTATACTGGATTTGTTGTTGAAATATTCTCAAAACGAATTGCATCTAGACCAATATAAAAGTCATCTGAAGGTACTGAAGCATTAATCACCGTTGAATATATTTTTACAATACTAACATTATTCCATGTAAAGCCTGTGCTCTTGTGTAACTCTTGTAATTCTTTTGTTACTATATAATATCTGTTATTGGCAAAATCATAATCATCAGCAGACATGATTACTTCAAATCTTGCCCACTCTCCAGAGCCTGGCTGATCGCTTTCTGCAAACTCTAATAATATTCTGACTTCATCTGGAACAATAGAAGGGTCTGGATCTTTATTGATAATACTAAATCCTAATTTAATTTGATCTGTAGGGGCATTTTTGTTAAAATCTAAACCAGTTCCAAGTAAGTGGATATGATTTGTATTTGTACCAATTTCTAACTGATTAGTTCCAGAAACAGTTAGCGAGGATGTATCTCCTCTCATCATAACGATGTTATTAAAAAATCTAGCACGTTCATATCTAGCAATGCGTTCAGCATTTGTAAATAATCTATTATCAGAGTTTGTTTGGAAGACAAGATCTGTTTGGTTAATCACGTTATCATTTGCTACGCCGTCTAGCGGTTCATAAATTACTGGAAGCGCTACTGCTGTTTCTGCTGTATGATATTCCCAGTTTTCATTTACAGTAAAAGCAAACAAAGAACGACTGTCATATGCTCCAGCAGATGGGTTTGCACCAGCAGAGAAAACTCCTACTTCAGAAATCTCATATCTTTCATCTGTTGGTAGTTCGGCTGTTAAAACAATTTTATTGGTGCCGTCGTCATTTACATAGCCTCGTGATGTAATTGGAACACGAAACATTTCAAAGTCTAATGCCTTTATGTCAGAGTAGTCTCCAAATGCCTGATTGGTTCCAAGTGGTTTGGCACCGCAGCCCACAGCAATGTATGATGCATAAGCAGGTGCCTGACCTATGAGATATTTTGCTAAGATATTTTTGCCTGTATTTGTTATCATGGTATCACTCCGTATATTGTATCATCTAGTATGGATCCGTCTGAGATTATTGAAACCTCTACCTGCTCGTCGCTGGCCATATTAATAACATTAATGACTAAATCTCCAGTGTCTGGATCAATATAGACTATAGAGCAGTCTGGGCCAGTCCCACATTCTGGGATTTTGTTGGCAAAGTTAATAGGAAACTTTTTAAAATAATTAATATCAATATCTTGCAATCCTAAAATATTTTGTGGGTTATACTGAAAATATACGTTGCTTAAATTTTTAATAGGCTGATAAATAACATTTTGTCCATTAACAATATCTGATCTAACAATATTAATTAGTTCTTGACCACCTATATTTTCAAAAATTAAATCTGTCATTACCTCAATAGGGACAGACTCATTATCAAATAAAATGATATCTGGTGTTGCTGGCTTTACATCTGTTACTAAAACCTTATCTGGCACAACAACTTTTGGTAGGTTAGGAGTTGGGTTAACGTTTGCCATTTTATACCTCACTCAGGTAAAGGGTCATTTCTGGACCATCTACGCTTCTAGAATAATCAATATTATATACTACAAACTTTGAGTCTGATGCAGCAATCACATCTTTGCCGAGTTCATTTTGATAGTTAATATTGACAATATCTCCAAGTTGAATTATTGGCGTACTAAAAATTGACACGCCAACATTTCTTCTAGGCTTCATTATCTTTTTAATTATCCAAGACATCAGATCCTTGGCGTCGTCCTCTGTTTGTAAATATTGTGGGTCAAGCACAAACTCTTTTTTACCGTAGGTAAGTCTGCTTGTTTTGATTTTGTCATAGTCTTGCTCAGAACGTAACGGAGAAACAATCAAACCATTTTTATCAATTTCTGGATCTGAGAAATTACTATTCTTAGCAAAATAGTTATCAACACTTAATTCATTAGTAGACTGCTGGGTAAATGTTATGCCCTGAATTCTAAGATAATTTCCACTCGTCTCATCTAAATTTAAGATTGTATCTGTTGAGTTAAAGATAAGGAATTCTGCCCCGTAGGAGCCCGCTCTAAAGCCAGAGACCACATACCCCTTAATTCTGTTAAAAGTCGGTGATAACTGGGCGTAAAGGGCTGGATAGGCCTTATCGTACCTAACCTTGAGGTATGCTGCCTCTCTCATGATAGTTCCAAATTCATCAAAATAAATGTTAAATTTTGGAGGCTGATTTGTGCTTACCCCTGAAAGATATGTTGTTTGAACTACACCGCTCATTGCATATTTTCTAAATGACTCATTGGCATTTATTTCATCATCGCCAAATGCTGCCCCTATAGGTGTGTCAAGGGCAAAGACTGTATTTTGACTATAGTTGTTGGTAAGGGCATAAATATTTTCAAACATACACTTTGCTCCACCACGAACAAATAGTGCCATATTATTATAAATTGGAAGTGGCTTTGTATCGTCTACTACCTCAACTAATTTGTTATTAATATAAAGATAGAACCTACGAGTTGATCCAATATCTTGATACTCCACGGCAAGATCATAGACGGTAGGATTTTCTTCTCCAACAAGTCTATACTGTCCAGTAAACTTACCGTCATCGACAATAATGTTTGCAAGTCCTCCCCAAAGTTTAATTGGCACTGCTTTCCCAGATGAGTCTGAATAAATTTTATAAAATATAACATTATGCAAAATATCTGCAGACGTAGAATATTCACTTACGTTTCTTTCAGTTAATGCAATAATCTCAAAATAATATCCAACATTTGTAGATGGATTAACCATAACTGCTAGACCGCCAGAGCCTCCTCCAATATTTAAACTTTGGTTAGGTTGAGATCCAGACAAAACATAATATGGGGTTGAATTAATTGCAGTCTGTCCTCTTGTGTCGCTTGATTCAATTTTACCAATAATTCGCATTCTTGTACCAAAATGCTTAAACTTATTATCTAATGCTTTATACTGATATGATATAAAGTCGATTGGTGTTTCTGTGGTGCTAAATGACGGCCCACTCATTACTAATGCTGAGGATTGCACAGAGCCTGTTTGTGTAGCCTTTAATGTATTATTTTGAACTTCATTTGTATAAGATGTAGACAAAAAGTTTTTAATAATTCCGCTTCTTGTATTTTCTTGTGCACGTGTATTATTTACTCCTGCTGCACCAGTTGATAGTGAAAGTGTTGCAATGCTATCATTATTTAAAATATCTCCATCTACCAAACCAAATAAATGTTTTGACTGCATAGTCATTCCACGAACATATGAGTTATTAGACCAGTAACTATCTAAGCCAGCCTTATGTTCTAATATCGGCGTCGAGAACTGTCCACGTCCATGTCTTGCTACCTCGCCATTCTTCATAACGGTTATGCCATTAATCTCTTCATACTTAGGCTCAGTATAAATTCTTACAAGCCCTGTAGGGTAAATTTTTCCATTGAATGGCAACTTAGACATATAGTATTGATACTCTTGGTTGCTGCTTATCCAAACATTTCCTACAGCACCTACTATCTCTGTAGAGTAATCTACCTTGCCATTTGAATCAACCCTCGTAACAACTTTTTCTCCGCCTGGAAGATTATACTGAAGCGCATCAAACCTAATAATTTCTCCATTAGCATATAAATATCCTGAATGTCTACCTAGCCAATAAACAGCCTCACCAAGGTCAATAATATTATTAACAAGTTTATGATTAATGACAGAAGGTACAGATGCTGAAATGTTTGAGTTAAGTGGTATAGCAGATAAACTATATGTTGATTGACTTGCCATTTCTTGATTAATAGATCTTAGCGACTGTTCTCCAGTTACTTCCCAAAGTAGTGCTGGCTTATAAATCCAATTTTTAGCAGCAGCATCATTATCAATCATGGTTGCCTGCTTTAAACTTCCATATGACCTTTGAATATGTCGGTTGGTATAGTTAATTTTCCCATCATTAAATACATTTTTATCTGTTGATGCAATGTCAATAATATTAGTTAACTTAATATTTGTATTTTGATTTTCAATAACTCCAGTGTCAACAAAATCATTTGTTCCATATAGCGTAAAGTCAACAGATCTATCTTCATTTTCTGGTAACATATAATTTTTACTCATCATAACAAAGTTATTATATTCATCAAAAAACATTGCTGTTTGGGTAGAAATTGCTAAATCATTTAAAACATCTGCAACAGTTTTGTCTGGAGCAATATAAAAATATGGAATAATTAATTCTTTTTCTTTATCAATTCTTTTGAAAGAATAATTTGAAAAACCAACTGAGTCCAACAATAGGGATACAGCATAACTTAGTGATACATTTGTTACAAGCATTTCTGGTGCTTTAATAGATTCAAAATAAAAATATAAATCTCTAAGTTCAAGAGTTACTTTTCTTTCCATAGGTGAGTAACTAGGGAAACCTTCAGAGTATAAGGTTTTAAGCGGAACCAAATAATCGTATCCGTTAACATTTACAATAATGTCATAAAACTTAATTTGTATATTATTTGATAAATAATCATTAACTAAACTTGTTGTATTGTTATCATTAAACGCATCGTCATAATCAAACAACGTTAGGCTACCAACTGAAGCCAACAACTGTCCTACTGGCAAACCACTTGTTCCAAGGTCTGATGCTATTTTTTGTATATTTAAAGAAACAACCTTTTCTGAGATATCGGCTACTAGGCGGGGAGAGATCTCAATAAGATCAAATGTAGAGTTAACTTTGTTCATAGTATCAACTACAACTCTTATACCCCTGATATTTTCAAACTCTCTAAAAATTTGTTTGCCGTCTGTTGAGGATATAAAATGGACTGGATCTGTTAGATCTGTCACAAAGTTAGTTAATCTATTAACAGTTTCTTCTTCTAGATACCACCCATATTCTGGCTTAAATGTCTCCCATGCGTTGTCTACCCAAATATGGTATACGCCTAAATCACTATCATTTGCCTTGATAAGATATGCATAACCATTAATTGCTTTGTCTGGTAGAAAAGACTCATTTGTGTATTCTTCTGCTCTAATAAAAATGTCTCTATATTTGTTTGGTACTTTAAGTCCGTAGGCCAACTCTACATATCCGTCGTGCTTGATAACCTCTGTTCCATCACTTCTTTTAGAAGAAGAGTTAAAACTAATAATGTCTACCCAGTTATTTTCTTTTAGGTATTGTACTCTCCACTTTGAGGGAGTTGTTCTATTTAGATCACCATACAAATGATCTGAAAATGTTCCAGCAGAATTTGAAAACGGCCCAAGGTCTACAGACCCGACATTGGTTTGCATCTTTAAAACAATTCTATTTGCAGGTACTGGATTATTATATACAACAAATGGGCATGCATCATCAATAAAATATTGACCATTATTTAATAAGTTAGCAATTCCTCTTGTTGTACCCTCTTCTTTTCTATACGATGTCCAGTATTTAAACTTATCGTTTTTATCTGCCATGTAGTATCTTGGTCTATTAGACATGTTAAGGTTTGCATGGTGCAGCCTTTTGCCTGGGAAATATGTTGCCTTATTGATTCCAGATCTTGGTCTAAATTTTTTAAAACAATCTTCAAGAGAATAAAGCATTTTATTTTTTGTATTTTGTGCAAGCAAAAACCATGGTTCTTGATTATCTGCTGGATCAATGCCTCCGTCAACCCTTACATCTGAGTCTGTTGCATTAGTATAGAAGTTTCCAATATCATTTACATCAAACGTATTAGGAATAATTTTATATTTACTGCCATCTGAATCTGTTGGTCTGTATCTATAATTGCCTATCTTAAAAATATTATTAGCAACATTCATATTCCACTCAGCAATTACTGCTGCCTGTGTTTTAACTGTACTAGATGATTCTAGATGAGATTTTAATTCGTCATTCTGAAACATTATACCTCTTCCAAAGTAACTGATATGTTCCAGAAATCAAAGTTACTGCTTCCTCTTTTTACAACTGAATAATTAAAGTTTGCAAAATACATCTGAATAAGTTGATTGTATTGATTAAGATGTGCATATGCATTTGAATCTTTTCCAAAGTTAGAATATTTATCGTATGCTAAATAAACCCAGAATGGGCCCTGATGATTTTCATACCAGTCTAGTAGTTCTACTCCTCCTGCTCCACCATCAGTTGTGTATTCAGTATTATTGTCATTGGCATGTGGTGAGATACCAGTTGTGGCATTAAACTCAGGCACTGAAAAATAAGATCTAGATGGCAACATATCCCACGAAACATTAAGTTGTAACTTATCAGCAATATGATAAGATCTCATTCTTCCATTAATCATTCTTTCTCTTTTTTCAAGTCGTGTGGGAGTAAAGTCAATCGGAGATCTGTTATTATCAGATAAAACTAAAAATTGATTATATAGAGATGTGTCGGTTTCTGATCCAGGGTCTTGTCCAACTTCTAATCCATTAGGTACATAAAGACCATCTACAAGTGTGCCAGAGTTATCTGACCAAAGCATTGCTTGTGGTCTAGCATATTTCTTTCTACCTGTCATATAACTTGAAGTTGACATTAAATTTTAGCCCCTCTTAATCTCTTTGACTCAACCTGACGAAGTTGTGTCATAACAGTATTTGCTATCTCATTTGGATTAGCATCTGATTTAACATTAACTGTTAGGTTATAATTATACAGGCTGTCTCCGTTATAGTTACCAGCATTTATAGCCTTCATCTTCTCTAAGCCGTATGAACTTACTGCATATTTACTCATTACAAATTCACCTGGAGTTAACATTGCAGGTACGGTATCGGTTCCTCTTGGAATAAAGCCACCACTTGATCTATAGTAAGACTCTATTCTTTCTGCCTTTGTTGCAGCCTCTGCCTGCTTTAATCTTTGTAATGCTGCAGCCTGTGCTTCTGCTGCTGCCTGCTGTGCTGCATAGGCAATAGCCTGGCCAGTATAACGTGCAGATGACATAACGCCAGATACTCCACCTAGGGCTGCTGTTGCTTCCTTATCTGCTAATAAACTTGAAGCCATATTGTTTGCAATGCTGCTTGGTGTTAAATCTGTTTTTTCATGATCTCTAACTGCCTGAAGGAATTTATCCACTTCTGATTTTACTAAAACATTTGTTTCATCAATATTACCTGGATTAATATTAAGATTAGGATTAGATGTTGGACCAGGAGTAGGTGTTGGAGTTGGAGTTGGGGTAGGAGTTGGAGTAGGAGTTTTTGCTGTTATTCTTGATGTTCCTGATGACGAGTTATATGCTGCTAATGCTGCACTTGCATTCTTAATTGCTGTTGTTACTGCATCCCAAGCAGTTTTAATGCTTAATGTTCCAGTGGCAATTGCATCTAAGTCAACAATCATTGTGTCAAAATAATCATTTGTAGCAGTTACAGCAGCACTGATAAGATCCCATTCATCTTTTGTTAATCCAGATTCTGTCTTAATATTTACCAGTGCTGCCGACAAATCATCGTTATATGTTGTTATGATTGTATTTAGTGTTGCTAATTCATCTTGCTTAGTCTTAACAATATCTTGTGCTGATTTAAGTGTAGTATTTTCAATAGTATAAATCTTGTCTTGTTTTTCAATAATCATTGCCTGTAGTTCATCTTTGGTCTTTAGTACTGTTACTGTCTTGCCTTCGGCATCAAGGATATTGACAGAAGCCTGTAGTGATGCTAACTTTGCTTTTCTTTCAAGTTCAAGTCTATTCTTTTGTTCGCTTAAAGCAGCCTTTTGAGAATCAATAGATTGTTGTGCAGCAGAGGCCCTCATCTCTTGTGCAATTTGTGCAGCAGCAGCAATATCTCCACTGCTCAAAGCACTTGCTAAAGTAGTTTGTCTCTTTTGATTTTCTGCAATGTTTCTATTAAGTTCTTGTACCTTGTCAAGGGCATTAATTTGATTATCGATGGCTTCATTACGCTTATCATATTCAGCATTAATAGTATCTTCTTGTCTAGTAATAAGTTCTATGCCACGACTGTATTGATCAATATATTCTTGTTCTTTGTTTATTTCCTCTTGAATAGCATCGACTGCATCTTGTGCTGCCTCTACTTCTCTTTCTTTAGGCTTAATTCTGTTTTGCTCAAATTCGGCAGGAGACATACCTTGCTTTTCAACAAACTGCTTATATTTTTCTAACTTAATTGTTGCTTCTTGGTAGGCAAAGAAGTCGTCCATCTTATTTGCCTGAGTTTCTGAATCCTGCTCTGCCTCAAATCTTGCAGCCTTAAGTGCCTTGGCCAACTCTAATGTTGATCCTTGAGCCTTCTTTGCACCATCAATAAACTTTTTAAAGTCAACACTATTAACATCTTCGGCTGCAATTGCTGCTGCAATTCCTGCGTCATTAACAAGTTCTAATGCTTGTGAAGCACTTAATCCAGCAGTGCGTAGTTTTGTATATGCCTTATACTGATTATCTGCACTAGTTACAACCTGTTGCATTTGATCATTAAACTTACCAAGTTCTACTTCTTTTGTAAATCTTTGAATAGCATTTCCAAGATCTCCAAAAACAACCTTTCCATCTTTACCAATTGAATATAGTCTTGAACCAAATGTCTTTAGTTGAGTTGAGTCTAGGCCATTAACAATATCAATAAAGCCTTGTGTTGCACCTGCTGCACGAAGCATTTGGTCCATTCCAGTAAAGCCAGTCATATCTGTCTTTAGTACCTTCAAGAATTCTGAAAGTCCGCCAGATGCATTTATTGATTCTTTTCTAAATTGCTTTAATTGCTGTAACAAACCTTCTAAGAATGAATATGGGTCTTTGCCAGAACTATCTCCGCCAAGATCTTTCTTTCCATCTTCACCCTTCTTATCTGGAGTTACCTTCGTAGACTCGTCATATTCTTTTTGTAACTTATTAGCCTCTTGTCTTACCTTAGAAATTGCTGCTGCATATCTTGATAAGCCACGAGCCTCTACACCTCTTGCTGCTGCATCGTTATATGCAGCCTGAGCAGCAGTTAACTTTTCCTGAATAAGAGATAACTTAATCATTAAATCTAGTGTCTTTGATATACCTGTAAGGTTAGCAACAAAGTTATATCTTGCTGTAATATCTTTCTTTGCAGCAAGTTCAGTCATAATATTATTTAGTTGAATAATTTCTGCTGGAGACAAACCACCCTTAGCATAAGAAATTAATACTTGACTTCTTATATTCTTAGGTAATTGATTTAAAATAATCTCCTTAAGAACCTTGGCTGCTTTTTTATTTGTCTTTTGAAGTGTTGCTAAAACATTATCTGCAAGCCCCTCTAAGACCTTTTGAGATTCCTTACCACTTGGATCAACCTTATCTAAGGCTATTACAAGCGCATCAATCTCTGCTTTAACCTTTTCAAATGTACCCATTTGTGTAGCGTATGCAGCATTATATTCTTTCTGTGTAATAACCCCGTCTGCATATTGTGCATTTAATATTGCTACGGCCTGGCTTTGTTGCTCAATTGCCATAGACAATGCGTCTGTTGCAAAGGCTCTATTCTTAGTAACAGTTGCAGTGTCTACATACGCTGTAGTTGTAGTTGTTCTGTTATTTGAATAACTTGTTACTGTTTTTGCAGCACCTAAAATTCCATCGATTTGTGACTGAATGCTAGTTAAAATATCATCTGTACCACCAGACAAATACTTTAATCTAGCCTCAATTGTTAGTGGCTCTTTAGTAATATCAACATTATCTTTACCAACAAGCAGTTCTTGTACTCGTGCCTTTAGAGATATCTCACTTACTCCAGCAACCTCTGCTGCAGCCTTAATGTTTGCTGCGATGTCTTTTGGACCAAGACCAAAGATTGCTGCTCTTTGTGCTACATCTTTTGCTACAGTTCCAACGCTTGCGCCCTGAATCTCTTTACCAGCAACGCTGTTCTTTGCTGTATAAAGATCTATAAACTTTTGATACTTGGCCTTATCAGCACTAATAAGTTTTTCTGATCCAACTCTATTGAATGATCTCTCTGCAGGTGTGGCCTTATCTCCTATAAGTTTAGAATATTCTTGAATTGCTGAAAGGCTACCAAACCTTGCCCTTGCTTCTTTCTTTCCAGACTCTTCGAGTTGTCTTGTATACTCTGCCTGCTTCTTCTTAAGCCACATAAATCCTGCAGCAACAGCAGCAACAATACCAACAGCAGCACCCATTGGTGTCATAAGCATTGGTAGTGCCATTGCCAAACCTTGAATACCCATAATTACTGGCATAGCCTTTTGTGCTATTTGTCCAAATGGTCCAGGTATCATAGATGCAGCAATACCAACGCTAGTTAATGCCATAGATACGCCATTTAACTTATTCATCATTGGCTGCATGCTTGTTCTTGTTCCCGCCATCTTATCTGATAGGGCAGAATATTTATCTCTTGCCTTACTAAATAGTGTTGGTTTCTTTGGCATTGTAGGCATACCTAAGAAAGTCTTTGTGCTAGGTCTTGGGGCTGAACCTGCTGCGCTTCCTGGAATAATCAATCCAGATGCAGTTACTGTTTCATTTGCTAATCTTGTTGCAGCATCCCTAACAGCATTTTCTCTACTTTGCATTCCTACAATGAGGCCGTTTGCAATGTCTTCTCCTACAGGAATAGTTCTTCTTGATGGAGATTGTGTTTGTGCTTCTTGCTTTACTGCATTAACTAGTGCATCTACTTCTGCTTTAGCCATTGGAACATAGGTAGACTGCGCCCTTAGTGTACCCAAAGATTGTGCAACTTCTATTTGTGATCGTGAGCCAACTCCTGCTGGTGCTGGCATACCAAGTTGTGCTCTTGCATCAGAGGCAGCAATCGTTGCTGTTGCCTGTGCAGCAAAGTTTGGACTAGCCTTCTTTAACATTTCTGTATCTGCAAGCATTTGTCTTAAAATATTTGCTTGAATGTGTAACTCATCTTCAGTCAATGCAATATTTTTTGTAATCTTACTTGCAATTGTTACCTTTTCTGCCTCTGTAATATTTGCCTGATTTAATAAATCTAAGAATAATTGTTGAGTTTTATTTTGCTTAACCGCACCAGTCTTTAGATCTTTTTGGGTAGATAGCAAATTGCTCATCTGATTTTCTACACCAGACTGTGCTACCCATAGAGCCTCGTCCCAGCCTTCAATAAATTGCTTTTCAACATTAGTAATGTCTACAATGTGAGCACGGTGTACAGAACCTGCCTCTGTAGCCTTCTTAGCAATTTCTTCTGCAGAAAGATTACTATCTTTATAAAAATCTAGAATAGCCCTTTGTGCTGCATCTGCTGCTGCTTTTGCTCTATCATATTCTTGTGCACCAATGTCACCTCGTGCTGTAACTAAATTCTCTCTTACTGTACCAGACTTTCCAGTTGATGATGCTCTATATGTTGGGGTATATCCTGCAGCACGTAATGCATCTCCACCCTTTGTACCAAATCCTTGTGTAGCAACAAGTTCTAATTGCTGCTTAAAGTCTTGAATACCTACCTTAAGACCTTCTGCCATCTTTTGTCCAAGTCTTGCCAATACTTGCTCAATAATATCTTCTGCGTTTGCAAGTTTAGAAGCAAGAACCTTATCCACTAAGCCCTGTAATTGTAATGCAGTTGTCTTTGACTGGAATCCAGATCCAGTAAGCGCTCTTTCACCTACAGAAACAACTCCTGTTGCAAAACCAGGAATGTTGTCGGCAATAATTCCACTAATTAATCCGCCATATTTTTGTGTTTGTTTCTTTGGAATAACAGATTCGCCTGGTGTCAACATTGTTGGAACTGTATCTCTGTTACCACTTCCAGGAACAATTGCTACACCCTTATTATATTTACGTGTAGGTCCTGGAGGAAGCATCATTCCTGGATTATTGAATGCAAAACTTTGTGCTGCAGCATTTGCCTTCATATATGCACGTGTTAATGCATCAAGAGCACCTGCTTCTGATGTAAATCTTTGTGTAAGTCTAGCATGTACCTGATCAAGAGATGAGGCAACGGCTTCTGCCTGCATCTGCTCTTCTGTAAGATAGTTAGTCTGTTCTCCAAGATACTTAGATTGTCCAGTTAACTTTAAATACCCGTTTCTGATTAATCCAAAGAACTTCATTAAGTTACCAGCGAAGTTAGCAAACAAACCAACCAACATTAAAACTACAGGAGCAACGCCTCCAAGAACTGTCACGATTGTAGCAATAACCTTTTTAGAATTATCAGATAAACTATTAAACTTATCGATTAACTTTGTAACTACCTCAATAATTGGTGTAACAACTCTTAAAAATAATTCTCCTACTGGAGCCAGAGACGCTCTAATTGATTCTACGGCAGCCTTAAATTTAGTTGCAGTGTTTTCTTCAATAGCCCCTAATTCTTTTGTTGCAATTGCTGCAAGATCCTGTGCAGACATCTGCATAAGTTCCATTGTTCTTTGAGCCTGAGAACCTTCTTTAGCAATATTTTCAAATAATGCTCCAACTCTTGCAAACTGGAACTTACCAAATAGTTGCTCAATTACTCTTTGTCTTGCTAAAGGTGTTAGTGTTTTTAATGCTTCTCCGAGTTCGAGAACAGTTCTCATAACATTTCCAGCATTCTTATTAACTAACGCTTCTAGATCTACACCTACGCTATTAAGCATTTGCTTTGCAGCCTTTGTAGGATTAATGAGAGAACCAAGCGCTGACTTTAATCCGTTTGCTGCCGATGCTGCATCTACTCCACCTTCCTGCATTGCTGCAAGGAAAACAGACATATCCTTAACATCTCCACCGAGACCTCTAATAATTGGTGCTACTCGTGGAATAGCATCTGTTAAATCTTGTAGACTTACAACAGACTGGTTTTCAACTGCGTTAAGGAAGTTAATTGATTCAGAAAGTTGTTCTGTGTTTAACTGGAATGCAGTTTGTAAAGAAATGGTTGCTCTGAGTGCCTGCTGTTTTTCAACTTCACCAAGAACAGAAAGTCTAGTTGCAGCCCTTACAGTTTCAGTTAACTTTTCACCTTGGAAACCTGCTGCTGCAGCATCTGCTGCAATAGACATTGTATCTTGAATTGCTACACCATATTTTGTAAATTCATCAGCAAGACCACGAATAACTGTAAGATTTGCCTCAGTTTCTGAAGGCATAGTAAACATATCGCCATAAACACGTTTAAATCTAATAACCTGTTGCTCTAGTTCCATGAATACCTTGGATGCTGTAGATCCAAAGACAGATAGCGGTAACGTAAAACCAACCATCAACTGACGACCAGCCCACTGTGTGTTCTTACCAAAGTTAACTAGATTTGTGCTGCCCTGCTTTAATAATTGATTAAATAATTGTTGCTTTTGTGCAGCAATCATTGTCTTTGTTGCAAGATCGTCCATATTAAGTGCTAGAGGTGTTACCGCAATAGCCTTAAGGGCACCATTTGCATCACGGCCCATCTTAATATATTGTGTTTGTAGCCTTCTTGTTCTTTCTATTGCTACTTTTTCAATTGTTGCAAACTCTGTCTGGAATACTCTTCCAAACATTTTAGATGATGCAACACCATACCTAAAGTATTCACGCATTGAGAACTTATTCTTCTCAAGGGAATTAGTAAAAGATTCAGCAGAGGTTCGGATTGTCTGCATACGGGCAGCAAATTGCCCTGTTGCATTTATCGAATCGACAAACCCCTGCTGTAGATTTCTTTGCGCTATTGCTGCAGAAGCGCTAGACTTCGCAATCGAACTGTGGAAATTGGATATCTGACGCTGTAAGTTTTTAAGTTCTGCTAACGCTGCAGACGTGTCGATATTAACGCTAATATTAGCATTAACATCTGCCATTCATTTCCACCTCTTTTTTAGTTAATTAGGCATTTAAATTAGCAAGGCCCAGTGGGTTGTCCTCGCCTAACTTAATTCCCGATGCAACGTCTACAATCTTGTAAACTGTTGGAAGATCAATATTGGTTTCCAATTTTTCTAAATCTCCCGCTAGATCAGGCTTGTATTGCTGCATAGCAATCTGTACGCATTCCATAAGGACTGTCATTGACTTATCGTTGTCTTCTGCAACCTTCTGGATCTTTTCAAAGTTTTTCATAAATTTACGAAGCAGAGCAATATTAAGTGGCTTGAGTTGTATTTCTGTGCCATCCATCAAGGATACTGTTTGCTTTTCATTTGTTGTCGTCATTTATTCCTCCGTTATCGACTTCCTAATTATATCACATTGGCTACTTTTTAATCTATTTTTTCGTAGTCAATTCCCATGCCGATTCCAAAACCAGCCTGTTGTGCATTAATGCCTTGCAATGCTAGTATATCATTAGAGTCCTTAGCCTGCCCCTTACTAAATACCCTGGCCTTAAGATCTTCCCAGGCATTAGACTTGGTTGACTGTTTATCTAGATCCACACCCTGTAATGCAGCATTAAACTTTTTATTATCGTATTCTAGGTCTCTTTTTGTTGATAGCAATAAGATTAGTTCTGGCATAGATATTGACTCTTCAAGTTCTTCAAAGTTTTTCCAGATGCCCGTCATAAATACCTCAGCCTCAAGTTTTGGCAAATCCATGGTGTCCCAACTGGATCCGTCATCCTGTTTCTTTATTTTTGATTTCTGTTCCTGATTATCTTTAACCTTAACATCCGCACAGTACTCTAAAATTTTATATAGGCTTTGCATATCAAAATCTAATTCTAACTCTTCTTTAGTATTATATTTATTTGGTCTAAACTGCTTCATGGCTATCACGGCACATTCAATTAAAATATCAATAGAGTCATCATTGTCTTTGGCATGTTTAATATCTTCAAATCTATCCATGAATAACTTCATGTATTTTATTTTTAATGGGGATATTTCAATAATATCGCCTGATAAGGTTTCTATCGTTCCCACTTCATATACGTTACGTGCCATGTAATCATTATAGCAAACAGAAAAACCCAACCATATACGGTTGGGCCTTCTGGTATAACAAATTAATGTTATTACGGAGTTGGAGTTACAGTGCGATCAATAATCTTACCGTATGATCCGCTATTGTCTTCTGGTAGCAAACGGAATGAAACTTCAAACATTGTTGCTTCATCACGCTTTGCAGACACAGTAACATTTTCAATCGAGAGTGCACGATATGCGACATAGATACGTTCTAAGTTAGAACCTTCTTCGCAATCTCCAGTTCCAGGACCGACAGCAACAAGACCACGTTCTACTGGGCATTCGCCTAGAGAACCTGACTTCATGTTGAATACCTGACCTGCTGTAGTTGTCTTGTCACCTGTTAAATCTCCTGGACCACCTGCGACAGCGATCAAAAGATTTTCTAGAGTGGCTTCAGCAAATGTGGTATTTAGATTTACCTGCATACCTTGCTTATACAACTTAGCGACGTCAAGAATCTGGTCTACCTGAACTTCACCAAAATCTGGCTGGAAAACGAGTTCCAAACCATTCATGGTGTAACCAATATTGTCGAAGCCTGCTGTGTCTTCAAGTGTAGCCACATAAGCCTCTCCAGATACTGGTGCTGGGTTTCCACCAACTGCCAAAGGTCCGTCATAAACGAACACCTGGGCTGCACCCACGATAATATTATTACTATTACCTAGAGCCATATATATCACCTCTTTTTTCTATAGAAATAAAGGCGTGTTTCCTCATTGATAATTATAACAGCCTTTTATGAATTGATTGAGCCCACAACATCTTTGTGCTGATGGTACTCAAAATCAATTATGATCTTATTCCCGCCAAAGGTGCGGGCTGTGCCAAAATCAATAATATCCCTAGTTTCTTCAAGTTGGTATATTCTAAATTTATGAAAATAAAATTTGCAGGTTAATCCTTGTATTTCTCTACCTTTAGTCCAGGCATTGACTTCTGCAGCGCTTTCATCTTCACGGTCCATAAGCCTTAGCACTGCTTCCTGAATTTTAACCATTGTAATTACTGGATCTTCTCCTTGTGCATAAAAATAGTATAACGCCTGTTCTTGTTTTATATGTGGAAACGGAGACCTTCTCATTCGGATTAGCCTATCCCAAGTGGCTGCTACCCCTTGAGTGCTATTATTAAAGTATTCAGTTAAATCAGCAATTGTTGAAGGTGTTGATGGGAAAAATGGAAAACTTGGAAGACCTGTCAGTTCTGGTACATTATATCTTAAATATTCATTGATCCAAAGCATTGGTGTATTAATGACTCCAGTCGGAATCCAAATTTCTCCAGCCATTACTTAACCGCCCTTATGTTTGCTACCCAACGGTATCCTGTTTCGACACCCTTGCTTCGTCCCATTTTAGCACCCGATTTAAGATTCTTCTTATAGGCTACAGGATTTTCAAAATCTCGTAACATTCCACTCTTTCTTAAAAATGTTTGAGTAAAGTATCGACTAAAAAAGGAATCAAAAACCTTTTCAAATCCAGCCTGAGTTGCACCACCTGGATTCTCTACAACGACTGGATTCTTGGTAAAAACCTCTTCCCCATCTACCTCAAACTTTAATACATTAGAATTTTTTGGCCTAATGACAACAGGCTGACCCTGTTCCATTACACTTGCTTTATTATAAAACGGTTCGCTGGATCCGTTTTTTATAGATGATGATTGTCTAAATGAAGACTTAAAAGAAAGCCCTATATTACTAACTGTATATTCTATGTCAAATAATCTTGCATCTGGGCTACCTACCTGATACCATTCATAGACATGGTGTAGTGTTTGTGGTCTTACTCTAGCATTTGAATCTATATATTGTTTTAGTAAATCTACAACATCTTTACCAAGGGCATTTAGAAAAATATTTTTTGCTTTTTGAGTTCCTTCTAAAAATCCCATAGAGTAATCGATGATATTATTCATCTCTTTTCTAAAAAGATTGCTATCTAGTTTTACCGCTATCATATGTCACTTGCCTGGTTCTCTGACCTACGGATTATTAACTTATAATATTCAGTATTACCAAATGGTCCAGAGAACGGCTCATGAGTTGCTATTTCAAATATAGTTGATTTACCAGCCCTTGGCCCCGTGGTCTCTGTATAAATCTCATTACAGTTTTTATCTTTAATGTTAGTAATAATGACGTTTGTGATTGAGTTTCTTGCATCTAAACTTGAAATTCTAATATCACTCTTAACTCTTCCTATTAAGATTTTTTCTTGAGTAATATTAACGTTTGGAGTTACTTCTTCTTTAAATGCTGTCCCAGCAGGAGTAAAAGAGCATGCAATTGTTCTATCTAAAACCCAGGTCTTCTTAACATTGCCGTATGCGCCCTGCTCTACAATTGGATGATAAACATCTGCCAGCATAGGAAAAGCGAAGTCTGGTTCCTCGCAAATCATTATAAAACTCCTGGTCTGGTTATTGTATTAACGTATCTTTCTAGAATCTTGTCAACAATAGCATTGCCAGTTCCAGAAAGGACTGACTTATCAAACTGTATCTTAAACTGATCTGTATTATATGCAGTTATATATCTCTTATAATAATCTAACTTCCCGCACTTAATATCTTCAATTAACATCTTGGTTGCTACGACAACATCAGTTGGAACAACCTTATATCCTACGTCCAAGACAATTGTAAAATCATATCCCTTTGGAAAATCTCCAACCCTGTATCCAACAAAACCAAGATCTCCAGAACCACCAACTATCTTAGTTGGATTATAGTCCATTCTATTTCTTTCATCTGATGCTGTTGCATTTTCTGTTCTGTATATTGCAGAATTGTCTAATAAAATATCATATGAATATGCATACGCTGAAGGATCATCAGCATCATATACTAAAACATTGTTCTCATAAACCTTTAAAACTCTATTAGAAGCATGCCATAATGAGAAGTAATCAAGTCCTTGTCCCTGTCCATTGATAACAAGTTTATGATTGTAAAAACCATCTCCAACAACTGTGTCAATCATTGCTCGTGCAATAATTTCTTGCATCTTATACTCTTCAATTTCAGAAGCAGTTGTTCCATATTCTGATGGATTAACATAAGGTCTGATGATATTTAAATTGTCTTCAAGCAAAATATGTTCATGCTCTTCGTCATAAAATCTAATTAAAAAGTTTCTATCAAACTGAACTTTTGATAAAGGAATTTGATATATTACTTTACCGTTAGCGTCAGAAGAAAGATTAAACTCTTCGTACGAGTGATCCACCAAATCCTCTACATATACCACATACTCATAATTTGGTATTGGTAATGACCATGTGGTTATTAAAGGATAAGGTGGAACTCTCAATACTTCCATTTTATCGACCAAACTCCCTTGCTACCTCTTCTGGTGTAGCAATTCTGATGTGGTCACGAGTAGCCCACTTGTCTGCCTCTTCTTGAGTGACAATGTTGTAGCCTCGATTTACTTTACCAACTCCACCCCAACTAACATTTTTAGTTGAATAGACTGCAACAGTTTTCTTAGCCTTATTAGACTTTACCGATGCCTTCTTTTCTGTCTTTGGTACTGATACTGCGCCAATAACTCCGTTAGCAACAGACCCTAAAGCCTGTACTTCATCTAGAGATGACTTTGCAAGATCTGAAGTTGTGATAGCACTTGTTTCTTCTACAGGTGCTGAGATTGAAGCCTCAATATTATTTTCTACCGCTACTTCTTCCACCTTAGTTTCTGGCATAGGAGCCTGAACTACTGGTGCCTCTTCCACAACTGATGGAGCGAGAAAGTCTTCTGCTGGCATATCATTATTAAAATTATTTTCTTCCATTATTTAACCTCCTATGTGCACTATTATAACAGAATACTAAAGGTAAGAGGGGGAGGAGATCAACCCCTGCCCCCTCTCAAAAGGTACTGACTACAGATTATGCATCTGCTGCAGCATCTGCCCACGCAATTGCGTCTTCTTCTTCCCATTGAATACCGAAGCGGACGAATACTGTGTATTCAATTGTGTCCTTCTTCGCAACGTATTCACGGTTGACGACGATATCACGCTGGAAGCCCCAAACACGGTTCTGTGGGAATGTCAAATCGACATATCCTGCAGGGTAGTAAGGAACTTCTTGTACATCAATTCCGAGTACACGAGTTGTACGTGCTCCACCGAATGTCTGTGCTTGACCATCAAGATATGCTTGACGATTTGCAGCAGTACCTGCTGGCTTACCAGCAAATGCTTCTGCAATTGCATCAGCAAGGGTACCGTTATTCTTAACAATACCTGCAAATGCATCTGTACCTGCATAGAACTTAAGATTGTTCTTAAGTGCACGATACTTACGTGGCATTGCAAGGATAATGTTTTGCATAACTTCTGGTGTCCATGCATTGTCTGCAACTGTAACTACAGACTCATGGGAATCTCCATTA